ACTGAAATACTCCATTTTCTGAATTACTTCTAGCTTTCAATCTCATTATATATTGAGAAGATTTACTTGCTCCTGCTGTGCTTGCATACCAATCTCTTAAATATCCAGTATATCCATCAGGAATAGTGTATATTGCCATCAATGTTTGATTGTTACCACCGTTTATAACAAGTCTTATCTTTGTTGTGTCTGTTGGTGTTCCTGTAACTATAGTTGTATCTTCATATACACAAACTATTCCTGCTAAATCTGTTGTTCCTGTATTTTTACCTCTAAATATTCGTATTAGTGGTGTAGTTAATGTAACTTTATTCTGTCCGTTTAATGTGACTAATTGCTCTGTTAATTCCCAATTGCTATCAAGTCCTTGTAATTTAATCACTTGTGTATCTCCTGTATCACTACTGCTTATTGTATCTATTGCAGCAGTTGTTGAAAATATATAAGTCATTTGATTAATACTAGATTCATCTGCTCCATCCCATATTGTAACTTCGCCATCTGCTGTATCAAAGTCTGGTGCTAATCCAAACTTATGTACAAATGTTGTATCTGTAACATCGCCTTTAGCGATAGCAAGTCCACTTTCTGCATCGGATACTTTAAGATTATTACTATTCGTAGCTTCTATATTTACAAATCCTGTATCATTTTTAGCTGTCAATACGGATTTCATAAGTTCGGCATCATCTTGACTAGATATTGTGTCTGCTATTCTATGCGATGATGGTTTTGTCGCTGCGTTTCTCAATGTCGTAGATAATATTAACTCTGTCTGCTCAGTTACACCGTTCGTGTATTTAACTCTGAAATATTGGCATACACATTGTACACTAAATGTTTTACAAGTTAGAGCATCTATAGTATATTTATCAGTAGTAAACCATTTTATATCATCAAAACTGAATTGAATCTCTAGTCCATCTGTTGCTGAAACATGTGACGAGTATATCGATACTGCTATGTTACCGTAGTTCGTTGTATCTTCTCCTGTTCCCGTAAATACCTCATTAGCTCCTAACGTATCTGTTGATGAATTTAGTGTGCTTATATGACCTGGTGTAATAGTTACAAGTCCATTATTACCATCTACTGGTATTATATCAGCTGTATATGTTCCATTTGTTATTGAAACTGCCTCTAAATCTAATACCCAACTTGTACCATCAAAAATATATGTTAAATCTGTATCGGTTTCTTTTAATATACTGCCTTTTTGTACATCTGTTGTTGTTTTAACATCGGTACTTTCACAATTATAATATCTATATCTATCTATTAATTCAAATGACATTATACATTCACTTCCTCTAAAACTGATACAATGCTCTCACCAGATAAAGTAATTCCGTGTATTGAAAGTTTCATAGTATCACTTACAAACGTTCCACCATCACCTAAATTTTTTCGAGTAGATGCTTTTATTATAAAGTCATAATCTTCTTCTGTAGCTGTACCGTTAATTTTGATTAATACTGGTTCTAATCCGTTATTTTGAATTGTTATTTTCTCTCTTGCTGTGTTAGTTTTTGCTATTACTATTCCTTCTTCTGTTATATTAACTATTCCATTATTGTTTGTTAATATAAAGTCTTTTATTTCTTCTTTATCTATTAAGTTATCATCTATTTCATCTGCTGTATATAATCCATCTTTCATTGTATCACCGCCTTAATATATAACAAAGAGGGGATATACCCCTCAATATTATGCTGCTGTTATCGTAGCTCCACTTGTTAATGGTTCATATTGTATGTACCAAGTTATAGCACCTGTATTTGCTGCTCCTGCTGTAGTTGTAATTATTCCACTTGTTATTGATGTTGCTATTACTGCACCATCTTGAACTGGTCCTAATACTCCTACTGCTGTTGTTGATACTGCTGCGTTTGCTACTGTACCAGTTATAGATATTAAACTTCCAACTGCGAAAGTATCTATATCTTTATTTGCACATATATCAACCGCTGCTAAAGAATCTGCTGTTATAGATAATTTAGTATTTTGTGTTTTATTTTCCATTATTTTAGTTATTACACCGTATATTGCTGTAATTTTTACATTACCAGTATAATTAAATAATGTAGTCGCTCCGTTTGCTGTAGTTGTAAGTACTTTTGATACTAATTGTGGTACTGTTATTACATCAATTTTACCTTGCATATATTCTTGTCTTTCTATCATAGAACCGTCTGCGTCAGCTACTACATTTGTTGATGCAAAGTCATTACTAGCACTATCAGCTCCTAAAATATTTCTTCTATTATCGCTTACTCTTGCCATTATAATTCCTCCTTTTATTTAAGGGGAGTTTCCTCCCCTATTAATTTATAATATTACTGTTGCTTGTACTGCTTCATCATATCTTGGTTCTGTTAAATTTACAAGTATTCCACCCAAAACTGCTGAAGCTACTACTTCAACTGCTTTAAGTCTTACATAACTATATCCTGAATCAAGTAATGCTTCTGCATCAACTTCGATTTTATAAAGTTGTGAACTTCCTGCTGTTGTTGCAAATCCTGCTGTTGTTGCTGCTGTATAAACTCCTGATGTATCTCCTGTTGTAACTGCTTGATAGTTAAACGCAATCGCTTCACTATTTGCTGGTGTTACATCATCACAAGCTTCAACTGTTATAGTTGATGTTCCTGTTGTTCCTACACCTTTATAAATTATAAATTGTACATGGTTGTTATTTTTCATTGAAACAATATCACTATATACTGTTCCTGAAAATGCATCTGCTACTGGATCTAATCCTTTTACTAATTTGTTATATGTTATCATTTTTAGTTCCTCCTTTTATTTTTACGCTCTTGCTTTCAATGTTACGAAGCTTGAACGAGTTAATGCTGAATTTTTGATTGTTAATGCTGAATTTTTCTTAGGCATACCATTTGCTCTGAATATAAATCTAAAGCAATTCTCTGCTGCTAAAAATTGAACGTGCATTGATGTATCTGCTACAACTCCGCCTTTTTTGATGAGCATATACTCTGATAAGTCTACAAAGTTTATATCTCCTAAGTCTCCAAGTGCTGAACATGCATCATTTTCAACTATTGGTCTACCTTTAAGAGATGCAAGTGTTCCTACGCTTGATGCTCCTAAATAAACTGGTACACCACCTACACCTACTGGGAATTGCATAAAGTCTAATTCTGCTTGAACATCTGGATGCATTAACCAAACTGATTTATTTTTGTCTAATGCTCTATTGTACATTTTAACTATATTTTCGTATACAACTGTATCAGCTGTTTGTCCTGTTTCTTTAGTTACTTCTACAAGACTACCACCTTTTAAGAATCCAAGTGGTTTACCTGCTCCTGTTCCACTAATTACACAGTTTTCAAGTTCTCTTTGAATAGCTAGTGTAAACGCTCTAGTATATAAGTCAGATATAAAGCTTGAATCTGCATCTAGTTCATATGTAGCATAAGCTATACCCATTAATTTCTCTAATTCCATTTTCTTTGCTATGAGTTTTGGTTTTGATTCTGTTACTGTTGCAGCTTCTGCTGCCCAATAAACCATAACTCCACCAAATACAGTAGTTGCTACTGATGTTTCGTCAATATCAACCCAATCAATTCTATTAGCTTTTCCAGAAATCTCATAAGTATCAAGTAATGGCAATATGTTACCACTTTTAGCTGCTGTTTCCATCATGAGTCCTGCAAAGTCTGATTGAACTGCAAATCCTCCGTCAGCTCCATTTCCCTCGTTAGCTCCTGTTGCATTGTTAATTTGTGCAAGTCTTTCATCCATTTTTCCTGTAGTTGCTACGTTTTTTACAGCTATTAACTGTTCTACAAAATTTTTGAATAGTCTAGGTTGTTTGTTGTCTTTTACATCTGGTAATACAGAGTTATTAACAACTTTTTTACTTTCAACTTCTCTAGCATCAGCTTTTACTTTTGCTTTGATAGTTTCGTCAAGGTTTGTTATTTCTACCTCTAAGTTTTTAACCTTTTCTAGTTCTTCTGTTGTCATATCTCTGTTTTCTGCTGTCGCTAAATTCAAAATAGCATTTTGTTCTTTTACTTTGTTGTCGTAAATTGTTTTCATTTGGCACTCCTCCTATTATTTACTTTGATTTTGTGTTCGTACACCGATAAAATATCTTTGATTTTATTTTCATCTTCTTTTGACTTTTCTTCTGGTTTTTCTTCTTCGCCAACTTCCGTTTCAACAATACTTTCAATATTTTCGGGTACGTTCTTATATATATTTAAAAAATCGCGGCTCGTACAAGCTGCAAATTCTTTCGCATCCTCAACCTCATCTGCAAAACCATATTCAACTGCTTCTTCGGCTGTCATCCATGTTTCGTTTTCCATTAAGTCTACTATTTTTTCATTTGATAATCCTGTTCTTTCATATGCACTTGCTATTGATACATCTATTTGTTTTAATGTGTCTGCCATCTTAATCATATCAGCACTATTTCCCATTATCCCTGCCCAAGCTTTATGAATCATTATCATTGAATTTTTTGGCATTATGATTTTATCTCCTGCCATAGCAATTACTGACGCAATACTTGCTGCAAGTCCATCAATATATACTACTTTTTGTGCTTTGTGACGTTTCAACATGTTATATATACTATTTCCTGCAAAAACATCACCGCCAGGACTATTTATGTATATGTTTAATGTTCCTACATCTCCTAGCCCGTCTAACTCGTCTTTGAAGTCTTTTGGTGTAGTTTCATCACCCCAGAACTTAGAAGCTGATATTTCGCTATATATGAATATGTCAGCTTCGTTATTCGCTTTGTTCTTCATTTCCCAATACTTTTTCATCTGCCTCATCTCCTTTTTCTTCGCTTTCTACTTCTTGTTTTTGTGATACGTCTATATAGTTTAAAGGTTGAATATAAATATCGCCTTTTTCTCCTATATTATTTAAGTTTTCAAGTTTTCTTATCTCGTTTACACTCATATATCCTGCTAATCTTGCTTTTTCGTATGATTCTGCTCTTGATTTTGCATCTCCACGTAACAAATTAGATATTTGAAACTCAACATAATATCCCTTTTTTCTTTGTTCTTTAGTTAATAGTTGCATATTAATGTTTTCTTCCCATCTTTGAAACCACGGGAGCATTGTATACATTACAAATTCTAAAGATTGATGCTCTATGTTATTGTTAGTCGCTTTATCAAGATTTTGTATAAGATGTAATGGTACTCTATAAATTCTTGCTATATCTTCTATTTGGAACTTTTTACTTTCTAATAATTGAGCATCAGCAAGTTTCATTGTTAATTCTTTAACCTTAGCACCATCTTCAAGTATTATAGGTTTTCCTGTGTTACTTAATCCTTGATATGCCTTAGCAAACTCTTTTTTAAGTCTTTCAAAGGCTTCATCACCTAAATGTTCAGGATATTCTAACGCCATTGATGGGTTAGCTCCGTTTTTGTAGAAATTTACTCCAAAATCTTCGTAACTCATACCTAATCTGATTGCTTTACTTGCATAAGCTATTGGACTAAGTCCGTTTATTCCGTCTAAGCTCATTCCTGTAATATGAAATACATCTTTTCTTTGTAGTGTTTCTTCTACATTACCTATTTTGATTTTATATTCTAGCTTTTGTGTTTCTTTATTACGTTCTATTTTAACATCTTTATAAGGTTGTAGACCTACTAATTCTCTTCTAGCATTAAAAAGTTTTTTACAAACTGCATTACCATTCAAATTAAGTTCATTCATTAACATTTCTTTAAAATTAAATGGTGACATTTCATCATTTGGTTTATTATGCAATATATCATATAAATCTATGTCATTTGCTGTTTCTCTTTCACCATCTTTACCAGTTTTATATATTTTAATAGGTGTTGAAGCTAAAGTTTCAGCTAATACTCTTACGCAAGCAAATACTGCTGTGTACTTCATAGCATTATCTGTATTTATATTAGTATCACCATTACCTATAATCTCACCTCTTAAAAATTCACCTCTGAAATCTGTAAATAAGTTTTTGAATTTCTTTTTAATATAATTATCAACAATTTTCATCTTTTCACCTCCTTATAATTGCCTCATTCCTCTTTCTTCATATATCGAGGTCTTTTGTTCTAATTGTACTGCAATTGCCATAGCGTTAATAAGTGCTTGTATTACATCAATTCTATCCCTACTCTTATTTTTAAGAGTTTTAATGTTTTCGTTCCCATCTGTGAATATAACGATATTACCAAAGCACCACCTCGCTAAATTATTTTTTATATGCGTCATTTGGTCTGTTTTTAACAATCTTTCTAGTTCTTTCATTCCCGGCGAAGTTCCTGCTATAGATTGAGCTACCTCTAATACCTCCATGCCTGATTTTTCTAATTGTTGCATAAGCATGTGAGAGTTCCACGGGTCAGTACATAAATACTTTATTTTATATAAGCTATTATAATATTCTATCCTGTCTTTTATAAAATCATAATCTGTTATGTCACCAGGTGTAACATATAAATCTCCATCATTTAACCATCTTTCATAAGGTACATGATCTCTTAGTACTCTTTCTTTCATATTTTCATCGGGAACCCATCCTTCCGCTATGAATCTCCATTCGTTAAATCCTGCTTGTGGTGGAAATAATAATGCCACCCCTGTTAAGTCTGTAGTTTTGGCTAAATCAAGCCCTACATAACATTTTTTACCAAGTAATTCGCTTCTATCCCAATCTTTTTGGGTTTTATCCCACAAAGTTAAATCTAACCAACTTGTACTCTTTAAACTAACCCATTGATTAAGTCTTAACCATCTAAACAATTTTTCGGCTGACGGGCTATTTTGTGCTGTTATTGCTTCTTTTCTTATTGCATCAAGCGAAATTGTTACTCCAATTGATGGATTTGCTTTTTTCCATGTTTCTTCATCCCATATATCATCATCTTTATCAGCACAATATATTTTTGCATACCATGAAGGATCAATTTTAGTTCCGTCTATTATGCCTTGTGCGTATTCGTGTTGCTCCCATCCTATACTTGCTCTGTCTGGATCATCTCCTGCTGTGGTTATTATCCACCACAAAGGTTCTTTCCTTGACGAACCAGCACCAAATG